AAAATGAAATAGAGAACCACTTTTCAAAAAACTCCGAAAGAATAAAAAAGTCAATTACATATAAAAACACAATACATAACTCATACAATAGCATTTTAGAAATGATGTTGCTCAACGTGCGGCTGTTGATAAAATACCAACCCTTAACTCTGACGGCTCGATAAATCCCAAACAATGTATCTAAGGCTATTGCTGCGCCCACCGCTATCAACAACCCCATGATAGGACTGAAAAACAAGCAGGTAGCTGTTAAAATGTATATTAGGTAGGTTTTCATTCTATTGTTTTAAAAAATTATTTATTTGATCTTCGCTTTGAATGCTGGCTATGCAATGCCCTTTTTTTCTCCATTTTGAAATGTCAATGGCATACAGGAAGTAATACCAAAACTGCCCATGCCTATTTAAACTTCCTTCTATAAACTTAGTTCCCAATGCACTTGAAATCGTTTCTCCAAATCGCCCAAATGCATAGCCTTTTTTAGATAATAACCAATTCAAGGTTTCCCCAAATTGATAATTCCCTAATATGTCAACGTTCATGGCTTTTTTAAACTTTCTTTTTCCTGTGGTCTTGAACCACTTTCTGTTTTTTACATCAAAAACCAAAACCCGAAATTCATCGATTATAAATAGCAACGTGTAAAGTAACCATGCAATAGGTGTGAGAATGAATCCCATTATGCGCTTAGTTCAAAATCCGTTGGCAATAATTCATAAGCTACGTGAACTCCATCCTCCATAAAATCAAATTGTGTCACATAAATAAACAAACCTAATTTTACTCGTACTTGTTCAATTTCGAATGCGGTCATTTCTGTGGTGTCAAACTCTTGAATAAACACATCTACCGCCCCACTGAATTGATTGTATTGCGAGATTGTGAGCGTTTTTTCAGTTGATGTGACGGCTACTTTTGCTCCGCTTACATCATCTACAATTGCGTAGTGTTGTACATTGTACAAGACATTGTTAGGTGTCATTGTATAGGTTGCTTCCAAAACTATAAAGGCTAATTTTTTACCTTCATTTGGTTTTGAATAATCGACTTTTATTTTTGTTTGTATCATAATCAGTATATGTTATAAAACACGTTCATATTTAATTCTATTTCTGTTTTGCTAGTTGTTATATCTGTAGGATAGACAACACACTCTTGAAGATAACCATTCGCTTTTTCGTTTCTACCAGGTAACGCACCAAATCCCAGTACTCCAAAATCTGAATTTCCTGTGCCAATAGTGCTATCAACTCCGTTTTTATAAAACTTAGAAGTTGACGTGTTTTCAATTAACTCGGCTAAAACACGCTCTCCAGCTATTGCATAAGCCGAATTTCTAACAACTCCATTTGTAAAGACACAAAAACCATCATTTCTAGTTGCTGATATTAAAGAGTTTATTGTATTACTACTTATCATACGAATAGCCCCAGCAGAAGCCAGTTGATTAAAAACGGCAAAAATTGAATAAGGTCTTACAATTGATGCGGTGGTCAACATTCCATCATCTACATTGTCTAGTAACATGGCTGGTTTATTATTTAATTTCAAAACCACACCCTCACTTACTATTTTTGGTTGTTTAGTTAATGTGGCTTGTGTAGCGTTAAATCCATTCCCACTTTGGTCATACCATATCTCAACAAATCCATCACCCGTACCAACAAATGATAACAGTGAAGTTTCGTCTAAAACTCCAGAAACAAAACCTATAATTGATGTGGTTGAGTCTGAACTTCTACGCACTTTTATGCAGTTTGAAACTGCGTTATTAATTTGTCTTAAAGAGTGAATAGTTTTAGATTGTTCTGTGTATATAGGAATAGTTGTACTATTTGTACTAACTAACAAATTATTACTAACTACCGATTTATTATAAAAAATATCAACCGATACAACTGTAAAATTATAAGATGTGTTTGCTGTAAGTGCTGTGACATATTGACCGTTTGCTATAATTTTATAAAAAACACCATTGATATGCAATTCGTAATAATCAATTGCATTTGTACTGCTTGGTGCCGTAAAATTCAATTTAATGGCCGTGTTGTAAATTGCCCCTGCTGATAAATTAGTAATTTGATTTGGTGGTGTAAAGTTGGTAACATATCTTACGATTGCGCCTTGTGAAATTGCATAAGCCACATCCGCTTCTACTCCTCCATTATTTGACGTCTGTATAGATGGATGAACGTATAATTTATAACCACCTAAAACATAAAGAAAAGTGTTATTATCTACTGATGGTGATGCGCCAAACGTTAAGCAGTTAGGCAAATAATAAACATCCGCATTTCTTGCTTGCCCGTTTGAAAAATTATCCAAGCCTTCAATAGATGTCAACACGGGAAAATAATATTCTTTTACTAAATTATAACCTTTAAAATTATCATATCCAACGAATGTAGTAACACCATTTAACTTTACTGAAGATAAATTTGTGCTGTTTTGGAAGGCATTATTGGTCAATAATACACAACGGTTTTCATTGTCGTGAAAATATGTAATGTTGGCATTATTGCCAAAACAATTATCAGGCATGTTATACGTACCACTTATCCCACATTGTATGTCACTACCCACCACGCTAAATAAACTAATTCTTGACACTGAAATACTTAACCTAGTAGCTAATAATTGAGCCGTGCCAATAGTCGAAGCAACACCTCCTATAAAAGTATTAACAGGTACGCTTTCCACCTTGTTTTTACCAAACACATATTTCTTTAAACTTCCCATTATTGATCGAGTAAAATTGTATTAGTACTTCCTCTACGTATAAATGAAAAGGTCTTTTTCTCTGTTGTGGTCGTTGGTGTTGTTTCCCAAACAAACGGAGCAGTGGTTGCCCATGTAACCGTTACCCCTGCTAAAGTTCTACCCACAAACATTAATTGAGCTATTAGTGATGCAGGAACTGTTATCGTGCAATTTGCAGTAAACAACAAGGTTTGCCCATTCCAAGTATCTGAAACATTGGTATTGGCTGAGATTTCGATTTGGTTGTCTTTGATTTGCGTGTTGGATAAATCAGCAGAAACTACTAAATTTCCACTCCCTAATATTGTACTGCCATTAATCGTTTTAAGGTTTGTTCCAGAAACTAAGGTGTTTTGTTTACCACTTTGCAAAACCACAATCAAATCATTCAAAACTTTTCCTTGTCTAGCATCTAGCACTTTACCTGCTACAATACTATCCAATGCATTATACACATCAGTAGTATTGACTTTACATGCTAATAATGTAACTAAATCAACTCCTTCAGGAAAGGTTGCAAAAACGGCTAATAATTCCTTAACTGTATTCACAATTGCATCTGCATCTGCATCGCCATTGCCAATGATTGCTTGTACTGCAATTATCTTGTCGTTTAGCTCTTTTAACGTGTTTGCATCAGATGGCGATCCATTAATTATTTGAGTGATTAACGTGTCGCTGTAGGCTTTTGCATTGGCTAAAGCTGTAGCATCCTGAGCATCTACATAAGTAATATCCGCTTTGGCTGATACATCTGCAGTACCCGAGGAACCCGCAACACCCACATAATCTAAATAGCCATTGTTGCCTGTAGTGAATCGCAACATAAACTTCACGATTTCACCCGGTTGCAATACTAAATTTGCCGCTGTAGGGAAGTAAAATTTATAATTTCCCGTGCCGCTATTATGCATAATTGTCAACGTACCAGATACACGGTCGTTTTTAATTGTGATTTCTTTACCGGCCCACAAATACTTTGATTTACTATTCGCCGCCACCGTGAAGGACGAAAAGGAATCCGCTTCAGTAAATCGGAAGGCTGCATTATCACTTCCTAATGTTATTGCAGCTTTCGCCCCTGATCCTACTATCTTAGTAAACTCACTCTCTCGCTTCAATACATAAGAATCATTTGTTACCACCGCAGCCGGATCTTGTATCGCACCATCAGTCACCACAAAAAAGGTGGCTTGAATTGTATCGCTTGGCACCGCCGGTGCCACCGGATTGGATGCGCTTTCTAACCCTGCTATTCTCACAAACGTATGGGATTGATTCATTACAATCAAATCAATTCGTTGATTTCCTGTTGTTGCAAATGGTATATTGATCACCACATTCACCGGATTAGTGTATTGAACTTCGGTGATTTTCCACACCCACAATGCATTCATAGTAATATCTTGGCCCGTCAATGTAAATCCGGTTTCTGATATTACAATATTTTGATTGCCTATTTTCGCTTCTAAATATGCGAAATTATCATTGATCTTTTTTCCTGCCGCTTTTGCGCCATCGCCGGTTTTATCTCCGGTGGTTGTTCCTAAAAATATTGGTGTAATTGCCATAATTTATTCGTTTGGATTTTCATCAAATGTTCTGTCCATTTGATCAAATGTTATTTCATTAGTGCTGAAATCAAACGGCACCGCTTCTTCTTTCAATTCGTTTTCGCCAATGCCGGGATTCTTACTGTTTCCAACACCTATTCTTTGAATGTCTGCCATCTTAATTTAATATTATGGTTTGCGTTTTAATTACCGGTAAACCAACAAATGTTCCCGGCGCATTTATAAATTCTGCCGTGTTTATTTTAACTGTCGCGCTCACCGTTCCCGTTCCCCCTAACGAATCACCAGCCAAAGCACTTGTTTTTAAAATGAATTCAACCACATCCGAAGCAATGAAATTCAATGTTAAAGGATAGGTGATTTGTCCTGGTCCTGTAGTCAAGGACTCGATTTGCGCCCCGTTCTTGTAAATTTCGCAGCGCACATCACCTTGATCACCCACGGTGGTATCTACCATATTAAGCAAATCCACAACCCCTTTAAAATTCAAAATAAACGAAGGCTGTAATGCCGGCGAAATATCCAATTTGTATTTTTTTATCACAGAAACATCCCAACCCAATTGCGGTGCTAAATCTTCTATGAAATCCACAGTCACGGTATAATCTTTAATTCTTATTATATTCAATGAATCTTCGGCCGCAGCGCCGTCGTTATCCGTGACTTGGATTTTATAAGTATAGAAATCTTCTGTAAGTCCTTGCAATGTCGTTGTCAAAGTGGATGGCGAATCAATAGAATCACCAAAACCACCGTACGTTTTTGTCCAAAATTGCGAAGCAATATATCCATCCGGATCAAAAGCCGTTGCCACCAAAGATGCCGTTGTTTGTGTATTAGTCAAATAAATATCATCGCCCGACAAAACTATTGGTGGGATATTATCATCACCAGGCGTTGTGGCTGCCGCATCTTTATAAACAGAACGCCCCAAAGTCAAAGTGGTTTTGTTTTCATCTAAATTCCAAGAAGCATTCAGCACATGAAATTCTTTCACATACTGATAATGAAAATTAATTATATCATTAAATTTCACCGCATTCAAAGCCGTTAAATCTATTTTTTCAGCCGCATCATTAAAGATTCGCCTGTAAATATTTGCAATGGTTTTTGGATAGCTTGTGTTTTCTATTTTATAAATAGCATCTGTCCATTGCGTCCAATTGCCGCGTGCGCTCAATACATCATCCACCGCATATTTCTTAACTATAAAACTACCAGAACCATGCAGCACATCCGTTTCCACCACCATTTGTTCGCCATCATTGAAATTGTAATGCACCGCCAAAACAGTCACTAAAGCACCCGCTTTGTAAACTGTATATTTGTTTTGATTAATCAAATTTGCACCGGTCAATTGTACTACTGCATATTTCTTTAAATCCAATTCAAACCCATATAAAATAGGAACCTCAATTTCATTAAAAAACGAGGATGATTCCTTTAATTTTGCTAATCGAAAACCTCTTGAAGCACCAGATTGATCATTGCCATAAGTCAAAACCAATTCTTTATCAATAGTGAAATCACCATTAATCAAATCAGTCACCACTTCTTCTTCTTTAAATTTAATTACCGAAATTTCAATTTTTGACAATTCAATGCCCAATATTTTATGCGTGAATACGCTTCCAGGTGCGTTATAAATACGAAAATCCAACAACCCTTCTTCGGTAAAAATATGCTCAATTGCCACTTGCGCTTCTTCGCTTTTTTCGAAAATCACTTTTTCTTGATCTGCTACCGTTCCACCAAAGTTGGAATATAACACCGCACCATTAAAAATAATTTCGTATTTAAAAGGATTCTGCCATAATGTCAAATCTGTTGGTGGCTCTATAGAATCATTAAACTTTCTGATTTTAAATTGTAAATCAAATTTTATCTTTTGTGATTTGGTAACAAATACCTTTTCTTTTAATGAAACAAAGCGCGTATCATCCTGGACCGGTACATTTTGCAAACTACCATCAAAATAATATTGGTTGTACACCACGCAGCTATAATCCGGCTTTTCACACCATGCATACAAACCACCATTTGCCATCCAACTTGATGCATGTATTTTTCCCAAAACACCGGTTACAATCGCCCATCCTTCATTTACTTCTTCGCTCAAAGTTTTTGGCAAAGAAGGTTCTGTTTTTTCATGTGAAACCGTGATTTCATTATATGGTGGAATCATTGTGATTGTAGGTGTCAACAATGGCGTGATCGCTTTTAATAAACGATCATAATTCAACGAGCCAAAAAGACTGCCCGCAGTATCATATATTTTATAATTCACTTGCCTTTTTTGGCGCATGTTAATCCCTTCAATGTACCATCTGTTATCCGCTTGATAACACACGCACAACGTGTCATGCAACAAAGTATCTAAAATACTGTATGCATCTTGTTTTTTGCCGTTTTCGGCAAATGTTGCCGTGTCGATATAAATGGAATGCCAATCTTTATTGGTGTAGTTTTCAATGGCCGCCGCAAAATACAAGTCCATTTCCAAGCCGGTCAATTTTAAGATTTCCACATAAATAGCAATCAAAGACTTTTCACGGGAATAAAATTCATCTGAAAGGAATTTCCCTTTCAATCTTCCCAATCCATCAGTGGCACCAAACGAAACAAAAAACGCCCCGTTCTTGTACGGCTCTGCGTATAAATCTGGAAGGATATATCCTTGCCACACGACAGCATCATCCACACTGTTTTTAATCAACAATTTGAATTGGTGTTCATCGCCTGTGAAATACCCAATGAAGGCCGCATCAGCCGCCGTAGTGGTCAACATATCAAATCGAAAATTACTCGCCACAATCGTCATTTCATCCTTAGAATCACCACCGGACCATTCCAATACAATACCGGATGCCGATGCCTGTTCAATTACTAATTTAGTAAGCGGCGAAGTCGTGTCGATTATGTCGATGTAATAACTCATTAACTTAGTCTGTTTTTTCTTTTTTCGGTTCTATCTAATACCAATCGCAATTTGCTTCCATCAATTTCAAAGCCGCCGCCCAAAGTCACATTGACATTTGAACCGCCGGAACCCAACATACCATGCAGTTTCTTTTGTTGGTTTTGATTCAATATCAATTCGCCGCTATTCACGCGCGCCAATACTTTATCACCATAAAAAGAGGACCCACCCACAATTCCACCTTCAGCAAATTTTTGTGTGTCACCGCCTGGTCCTTGACTTAACTTTGATTGTACTACAGAACCCAAAACTACCAAAGCCACACCCGCAGCAATCGCCACAAATGGATTTGCAAAAGCTTTTTTAAACGCTGCCGAAGCAATACCCACTTGGATCAATGATTTCCCTAATGATGTTAAAAAACTCCCTACAATGCCCAACATTCCTTTAAACAAGTCGCTCAAACTTGCCGTTCCAGCAACTACAGATCCAAGCATTTCACCAAAACCAATGGCCGCATTTTCTGCCAAGGCTTCAAATTGATCACTCATTATTCCAGATAAATCAATCAAATCAGTTTGCAAAGATGCTTTGGCACCTCGCACCGCAGCCGCCAACCTTCCCATCATCGTTTCTGTGGTTTCCACACTTGTTGCCAAAGTATCAACGCCCACCACCAACCCTTCACCAATACTGATTGGTTCAAATTTCTTTTGTGCGATGGCATCGATTTTCACTTGAATGGCATCAATAGAATTACCTATTCCATAATAAGCCGCTTCAGTGGTTGTCGCTTCTTGTTGTATCTTTTGCAATGCTGCAATTTGCGCTTCATAGAAGGCAATTGTTCCCGCTTTTGGAATTGCTTTTCCCAACTTTGCAGTCGCATCAGTAACCGCATCAGTTGCACCGGCGGTTTCTTTTACTAAATCTAAATTCTGTTTATTTTTTCCGTAGATGTCAATCAGCAATTTTGCTTCTGCATCATATTTTGCATTTTTACGGTCTAATTCTTCATTCGCAAATTGCATTGTACGATTGTTATCCTCGTAAAATTGTTTTTCTGCTTCCCACCCTTTCGCAATAGCGGTTTGCCTTTTGGCGTTATATTCTGCCAATGCTTTTTCACGCGCAAATCCCGCTTGGATCTTGTCTGCTTGGTTTTTTTCCAATAAAACAGAAGCCGCACGCGCTGTGGCACCAGATAATAAAGCCGCATTGTATTTTTCAATACTCACACGCGCTTTGTCTGTGCCTATATTTTCAAGTGTTAAATTTCCTAAATATTCGGGTGATATTCTGTTGATTTCCTTAATCGCAGCCACTCGCGCTGCCTTGGATTCATTTTCATTTTTAGCCGTTAGCAAAAGCAGTTCTAAGGCTGATTTTTGTGCCACAATCGATGAAGTCGCTTCATCTGTTATTTTTCCAATTGTCTTTTGTGAATCAGACAGTTTCACCGTTGCTTTTGCCGCGCTGTCTGCATTTGTGCCTAATATTAAATAAGCCCCATACAACAACACCACACCCGCTAAAATAGGCAGTATCGCACCGGATAACACCGCAAACCCCGCCACTAATGTTGGAATGATCGCTACAATTGAACCAATCACAATCAACAATGGACCAACAACCGCCACTAATCCCGCAACCACCACAATGGTTGTTTTCGTAGCATCAGACAAATCTAAAAACGCTTTTACTTTCCCGTTGATTGCTGTGATTATCTTTGTAAACAAAGGCAATATCACCGATCCTAATTGCTGTCCTAATTGTTTTAAACTTTCGGTGAAGATCCTGGATTGATTCGCTGCGCCACCTTGCGTTCTGGTGAAATCGCCTTGCGCGTTTTTTGTAACTGATAAAATATAATTATATCGAAGGTTTACTTTCTCCGCTTGCGACATCGCTTCATAGGTCTTTTTAATACCGGACTGCAAAGCAAAATTTTGTAAATTAACCACGGTCATCACAATACCCATTTTCTTCAATGATTCCGTTTCACCGGTAAAAATCGAAGCCAAAGCCGTGTTTGCTACATCAATACTAATATTCTTGAAAGAAGCTAAATCACCGGCCAATCCTACCAAAGAAGTAGACATTTTTGCCGCTTCTCCATTAGTCAATCCCATTGACGTTCCCATGTCACCATAAGCCGCAGCCATATCCAAAGCCGTTCCTTCAGCAATTCCAAAAGATTCTAAGGTAGTTTTTGCAAATTCACGAACTTGAAATGATGATCCTTTAAAGGCCACTTCCACTTTATTCATGGATTCATCATAATCACTTGCCATCTTAATAGCAGCAGCACCCGCAGCCAATACCGGTAATGTCAAATAAGTAGACATCCCGCGGCCGATGGATTGCATCTTCTTCCCGGTGGCTTCCATCTGGCGGCCCACGTTTTGCATTTCACTTGAAAACCCCGAAAGGTCTGCGCGAAATCGAATATTGATGCTTGCTAATCCCGCCATTGAAGTGTGTTTTTTATGGTTTTGTAAAATTATGTTTGTGCTTTGGATTCGCCGGTTAAAGATTTTAACTTTGTATGATATGTAAAAAGGCTAAATCCCTTCAGCCTTTTTGGTCAATTGTTGTTCATCAAATCGCTTCCAAAATTCTTTTTGTTGTTCTAAATCTTCGAGCATTTTTGCCGTTTCGGCTTCGGTCATATCCACCGGTGCCACATCCCAAGGCAGTGGGAATAGTTCTTGCTCCAAAGGCGGTTTTTCGGCATGGCACAGTACATTGTAAAAAATTACTTTGCGTGCGATCAACCAACGTTCCTGGCTTAACAAATTCTCTTTATTGCGATACCCAATCAATGCATTATTAAACTGCCTAGGTGTCAGGGAATAATAGTAGTCAAACATCATCCCCATTTCACCCATTGCAATTTCTTCTAATTCATCCCAATCGGGTTGTTTTATTTCTTGATGGCTTTCTTCGGTACCGCTTGCAGCTTTCCCGGTTCTTGTGGTTGTTGGCGCGGCATTGATGCAATGATCTGTGCCGTTAATTTTTCCAATGCTTGTGGATCACTATAAAAAGCATGAATGATGTCATCTTCTTCCGGGTTAAAATCCGGATTGTTTCCCGCTTCGATGGCAGCAACCAACAAATCTTCCAAAATATCCATTTGGTCAAATTCGTTTCCTTCTCCATCCAATACCGCTAATTTTCCCGCAACGGTTTCCATATTTGGACAATTCCATTTGCGGCCCAAAATCCTAAATACTTTCAACCCGAATACCAGGTTGAAAGTTTTAGCATTTATTTGTAGTTTAAAACTATCCATTATACCACTGCGCTAATTACATAATCCCCATTTCCGGTGAAAGATGCGTCTGCTGTTGCCACTCCATTTGTAGGTGCAGAAGCATTGATGGAGGCAATGAAAGCTTGTCCGGTGATCACAAAATCACCGGCAATGTCAGTGGTGAAAGATACGGTCACTAATTCCCCCGCTTGATGCTTAGTCAACAATGCAACAAAATCATGTTGTGTTGATGCTGTTGCTTTGTCAGCTACTAACATATTTGTAGACAATCCCCATTCGTAATTCCCTGGCGTTTGCAAGGTTCCGTTCGTGTCTTTTGATGCGATTCCTTCCAACTGCATTGTTGAATTGAATGAACATTCTGTGGCGTGAAACACTGTTTCTGCGCCAATTCTAATTCTTAAATTCTTCCCTTTGTAGGTGCTTCCTTGTGCCATTTTTTAGTATTTTTTAAAATTAATAATTCCCACAAAACTTTGATTATCTTCAATAAAATCGATTGTCGAAGATTCCCAATCGTATTCCGTTTCTATTATATTTTTGATTGCATCTGTCGCTTGCGCGCATGCCTTGTATTTATTTGGATCAAACCACAACATCAAAGCAACTGTTGCTTCTTTACCATCTTTTGATGATGCATTTTGTTCATTTATTCGATAGGTTGCAAAAGGAAACGTTGTCGATTCTTTTGCGAAATAAGGCGAAATCCTTTGCCCCATCACCGAAGTGAATCCGGCTTGCGCCAATAAAAATGCGGTGATTTCTTCGCTTATTTCTAACATTTTACTTCCCTATTTTATTAATTCTTCTTTGAATAAACTTCGCCATCTTTTTTTCTGAATCTGCTGTGACTGTGGATTGCGTTTGCAAATAAGCATTTTTAAGAAAAGGATTTGCTTTGGTTCGCTTCCTTGCCGCCGCCATATTTGCGCCTTTTTTACGTTTGCGCTTGAATCCTTTATTGTAAATATTTACACCCTCATGCACAAAATGTGCATACCATCCATTTTGACTTCCTTTTGCCCTTGCGCCCACATAAATTGTTGGCTCTGGTCCTTTTCCGGTAATCAATCCCAACGCCTTTTTCAAGTTTCCAGGACTTATAATTTTACCCCTTGCAACGTGTTGTTTTTTAGATATTGGCGCGGTTATTCTTGCCGCATTCAATGTTGGTTTCGCCACTTGTCTAAGGATCATCAGCATTTCACGTTTCTTGGTTTTGTCGTTTGCTTCAGCCATTATCAGCCGCTTCAATTCCTCAAAACCTTCTACTTGAACATTGATGCCATTACTCATTTTGATGTACCATTATTTCCAAAAACCGTTTCCTTCCTATTTCCTTAACATGATACACATCAAATCGATCCGCACCATCCAGGACCACCAATTGATTTGCTTTGACTTTAACCGCAGCATTGTATCTTATGGTGTAGGATCTATTTATTGAATGTCTTACTTTACCTTCTACATCTTCACTACCAGACATCTCTTTTAAATGTGCAAATGGTTGTGCGATCATCGCATCACTCACTTCTTCTTCACCGGTAGAATTGCGGGTTTTTATTTCCTCAATTACCTGGATCATGCGGCACATTTGCCCGATGTATGGCATTTTTTCCATGTTAGTATTTTTTGTAAGGTCTTAACAATGCAGCCGAAGCCGTTGTGATTGTTTCTGTTCTATCCTCGCGGCGTTCGTACATATCAGCCAATTGCAGCAATATGGCTTGAACGACCGGTTTAGGTGTTGTTACATACCCCAATTTTATAGTCACGGTAACGGCATCAAAGTTTTTTTCAATAGCCGGTAATTCTTTTAAAAATCTCAGCACAAAATGTTTGTCGCTTTGCTGTGTCAGTTTATAATCAGTTGAAGGCATCGTGATTTCTTCACCGCCATCCTCCGGGAAATAAGAAACACTATCCACACTTTGCAGCGGGAAGGCTTCGAATATTAAAGGATTATCAAAACAATCCATTTCGATAATCATGTCCTTTGCCACAATAGCCGATCCGGTGAAATTCTCGCAATTAGCGATTGCAGTATCGATGTATGATTGTATCAAATCATCTTCTTCAATGAAATCCGTTTCCAATCTTAGTTGCTTTTTAGCTTGCGCCAAAGTGACTATGATTGTTTCTGTGATCGTATAACTTACATTCGTTACCATAGTGCTATTTTATAAATTCTGCGTATTTTGCTTCCACCAATTCATTGGCTTGGTTCGCGGGCAAATCGGCTTCTTCTTGCTCATTGTAAGCAAGGCCAAACTTCCCTGTAGGTGACAATAAAAATCTAATTTTTAAAGTCTTTGAAATAACACCCGCTTTGTCCGCGGGCGTTTCTTTATTTCCTTTACTCATCAGATTAAACTGTGATTAATCCTTTTATTACTGAAAACGCTTTTGGTTCTTTTACCAAAACATCAGCAAAGACATTCACAGTCACTTCCACTAAACCTTCTTTTTTTCTTGAATACTCATCAACAGAAAGATCCATGAATCCCCATTGTCCGATCAATAATTGTGACCAGTCACCAAAAGCAACTGCCGAAAGGTTTGTTCCTGTTCCTTTTGTCAAGTTACCTGGCACATGGTTTGAAGTTTCCACCGCGTAACCATTCACTGTTCCATCCGTTCCCATGATATAATTCAAATCACCCGCAGCATGTTTGGATTTTTTCAATTTTCCTCTTGTTTTTGGATTCACGATGTAAGACATACGAGCCGCAGAAGCATTTTCAACAAATACATTTGTTTCTGAATCCACGATCATATCCCAAGTAGGTGCATCACCATTCGCGCCTGTAGCCACAACTGATACTGAACCATTATTCAAGATCCCTAATGGTTGTCCTGTTCCAGATCCATTGATCGCCGCTTTATCCATTGCATCAGCAATCGCCGCGTTGATTTGGTTAATTGTGTATAATTCCAAATCAAAAGAACTTTGAAGTAAATTTTGAAGTGAAATTGGCACAGTAACTGACAATCTTTTTGGGATCATGTCGATGTAACCATAAAGGTTTGCAGAAGCTGCAACAGTCGCTGTTTCACCTTCCCATGTTGCCACGATTCCACCTTGATTTTTAGGGAAACGAACATTTCCGCGAAGATCTCTCAAATAAGTTGCCCCTAATTTTTCAACTAATGGTGCCGGTCTAAGGAAATCAATTGGCGCTTGAAGATCAGTTGACACTAAGTTTCCACCCGCTGTTCCTGTATCTCCGGTTACTGTTTGTTTTCCGGCTCTGTTTTGCATTGGGATAGCGATACCACCAATAGTCACGTTTGCATCTTTAGCATCTGCTAATGATCTTTCGTGTGTTTCTTTTTCGATTCCAGATAAAACACCGCCTTTTAATTGGGATGCAATCGCTCTGTGGATTGAAAACCTTTCTTTTGGCGCATCAACTACTTCAGCAACGATCACGTTGTTTGCAGCAGCAGCCGCACGCAATTCATTGGCTTCGAATTTTGCTGCTCTTTCGATTTGCGCTGTAATGTTTTCGATTTCAGAAGTTAACCCATCAAAAGAAGTGTTTTCTTCTGCTGTGAATTCTCTGTTTTCTGTTTTTGCCGCGTTGACAAAGTTTCTTTGTGCATCTAATTTCGCCGCACGATCCATTTTCAATTGATCTGAATTCTTCATTTTTATTTGTTGTTTGAATTAATAATTAACTGCTTTTCACGTACGGAAAGCATTTTTGGTTCCGGCGTTTCTATCACTTCCGGTGTATCTTTTACGATTGTATTTCTTATTTCTTCGATGGTTTGCACTTCACGTTTCAATGCTTCTGGATTGCTTCCAATTGCAACAATGGACCATTCTAACAATTGCACTTCATCAAAATAAATCACATCTGGGTTTTCACTTCTTTTTTCATCACCCCAATGTCCACGAACGGGATTTGCGCCCACGCTTGCCATTCTCAAAGTTCCGTTTTGGACTTTCTTAAAAACCTTTTCGGCCAATGGATTATCTTCGGCACTTTCGAAACGTACTTTACCAATTAGCTTGTCGCCTTCCACAAAAACTTCCGATGTACCAATCACGCTGTCCGGATTGTCACTGTTTGATCGATGTGCATATAACACCACCGGATTGCGATTGTATCGTTCTAAATCCCAACCATCGATTTTAAAAACGGTGCCATAGGTGTCCACCGCTTCAGATGAAATCACGAATTCAACTTCACGGTTTTGGATTTGGTCTGCTGTTAAAGCACGCACCACGGCTTCACGAATCACGGGCATTTGTGTATCTATCTTCATTTATTTCGTGTTATTTTCTATTTTTCCCGCCGCGTTGGCGATGCTTATTGTTTGCATGTTTACCGGCCTAAGCGGTTCGTCTAATCCATCAATTGGATTCATATCTTCCAAGGCCCTGACTTCATTTGGCGAAAAAACAGAAGCATAAATCATGTCTTTGTAATACGCTGATCTTGCTGCCAAATCACCACGCAATAAAAATTTCTCGTTTAGCTTTACGTAATACGTTAGCTTTTCTTTATCCGTGAATATCTTTCGCGCCAATTCCTGTTCTACTCTTGAAATCCAAGGCAACAAACTGTCTTGCACATGTTCAATCGCCATTTGCTGCATGCTTGAATAAGCTGCATTTGAATTGTCTTTTAATTTTGAAGGATTGATATTTAACCAACGCGCCACCTCGATTACGCCATTTTTGTTGGTTTCTAAGAATTGCGCTTCGGCCGGTGTGATGGTGATGGATTTGTATTTCATTCCACTGTCCAACATTGGCACTTTGAAGGCGTTTTTTTGTGACATTTTAGACACAAATCCATCTTCAATTGCTTTTTTGTTTGGGCCTGTAACATCCTGATCACTTTCAATCACACCATAACCCAAGCCACGATCTTTGTAAACTGTGGAAGCATAATCCTGTGCTTCTAAGGAAACACCAATTTGCTTTGCAGCGAATGTCACAATAGGAATTCCCACAATGCCATCATAGGACAAACCTTTGAAATGCAACATATCATCACTATCAATCAATTTTCCTTTATAGGTATAATATAATTTATCACCCACGCGCTTCACCTGGACATCGCCATGATCTAAGAAGATCCACGATTCTTGTGCGCCGGTGTAGCTGTTGCGGTTTATTTTTGCGAAGGCATTTCCTTTTAGAATTACTGAAATCATCACCACTTTCCAAAAATCGAAAGAAGTCATCATTTCATTGGGTGCCACCGCCATCAAATAATTGACCGGATGTTCCGGCATGGCAAAGCGGTTTTCCCCTTCTTTGCGAAAAATTCCCTTTGGCAGCTTCGCAATATCATTTGATAATTGGTCCACGCCGTTATAAAATGCCGATAGTGTCATGGCAGACTTTGAAGTCACTGCCGCAGAACCACCACCAAAAAAAGGCATATCAAAGAAGGATTCATTGCCCGAAGCGGTGCTTCTTGTTGCAAATAAATTTGAAAATGCGCGATCTATTGACATAGTTGTGTAATTTATTTGGTAAAATTACATAGCTAGTTTAGGTTAGCCGGTTAAAGATTTTAACTTTTAAACATAAAAAAACCCAAAGCCGTGATGGCGTTGGGTTTTATATGTTTAAACAACGATAATTAAGATTATCGCGTTATTAGATGTTATTACGTATAATTAGCTTTTAAAATACCATTCATTGTTCAACTTCTCAAAGTTGTATTTTAACTTTTCGATCATTACTGTCACGCTTTCAGCACCGTAGGTTTTAGGTTCTGGAAGGCGGCGAATGGCTGCCATCATGTTCTTTGCTTTTCTTTTTTCGGACATATAAAAATACTATTTAGTAATTACATCACCTAATAATGCATTAATCTGGTCTAAAAATTCCACGGTTCCAATCTCTGAAGTATTACCAGAAGAAATATATTTAATTGTCACCGTCAATTCTTCTCGTTTTAAACCAATATCCCCACCATCCGGCAAATCATTGTTTTGAATTAACTCCCTTTTAACCTCCACGCTTTCTTTTATAAATCTTGACATAATTTTGTTTTTTTTATTTGGTTTTCATTTCATTCGATAAATACACAAATCCGGTGAACAACTCCACCAGGATCAACGCGACCGTCAATCCGGAACGCACATAATTAGTTGCAATAAAGTTCCATTCGAATAATGCGGAAGTTAAAAAAGCAATTATAAAAGTACAAAATACGATGGTGACTACTTTCATTTATTTTTTCTTTTTGCTGTTGTAGTTTTGCATGACTTTAAAACTATTATAATCTGAATACCGGTACATTTTAAACAAATCAAAATGCAGATCATTTACTTCATCAAAGGCGGCTTTGTTTGATGGCGCGGTTTTTAAGGCTTGCCAATACGCTTCATAAAATCCGGTGCCACTGCCTAATTGTTTCATTTGTTCATTTTGCCGCTGTAGTTTTTCGATTTCAGCTTGTTGGGCGATTTCTAATTGGTTCATAATAGGTTGTTATGGGTTTTTTGGTTTCTCAAAGCTACATTTATTTCATTATTCAATAACAACAAAATAATCTTATTTTTTAGCGCCTAAAATAAAACGCGAGCGGGGCAAATTGCAATCTAATAATCTAATAATCAAAACACTAAAATACCAAACTTATTGCGTATAAACAAATTAATTTACATAAATAGTTAAATCTTTTATTTTTATTTTACGGTTTCCCACATTATCACAAATTAAATATAAAAATCTTCTTCGGGCAGTTCTCGGCTGTACTTGTTTACTTCTTCTTTTGGCGAAAGCGAACCACCAAGAGCCATCACCAATGCCACGATCCCATCCACGCGCCCGCTTGATGCGCTGCTGTCTTTTTTGGATATTTTTGTGTTTTCGTTGTGGTCAATTTGCATCACTACTTTCGACAACATCCACTCCATTAACGGACTTCCATCATGTTTGATTTTACCTTCATAGACTAATTTTTCGAAGGTTTTTGTTGGGTGACTAAAATTAGTAATTGACTGCGAAAACCAGGCCACATCATAACCTTCATCAATCAAATCATTAGTGATGCTGTTTGCGTTCCACCGGTCAAACTCGATGCGCTTAATGTTTAAATCTTGATAATTGCCTTTTATGTAGTCTTTGATCACATTGTAATCCACACAGTTTCCCGGTGTTGAAATCAAATGGCCGGCATCACGCCAATAGACATACGGCACACGATCTTCGCGGCTGCGCTGTTGAATGGTATCTTCTGGACAGAACAAAAAAGGCTTGAAATAACGGATTCCCTCGTTGTCTGGTTCTGACAATACCACAAAGGCGGTGATATCAGTATTTGTCGAAAGATCGACACCGGCATAAGATCCAAATTCTTTGAATTTATCCAGGTCCACGGTTAATCTTGGAAGCGATTTATCACGGCCATAATTAATATCGTTTTTCTTCCAAATATCAGAAGGAATCCAAGTGTTGGCCCCATCCACCCATTTATTCAATGACTTAGTTTTGAAGTTAGGAATCTTTGATGGTTGGTTGATCGCTTTGATGTACTCGCGCCGCATGAAATCCATTAATGTATTGTTATACTGTACATTGGGATTTGCTTTTTGCCAATTATTTTCATCTTCCCAATCATCTTCTTCATCCATCTGGTGGATCATAATCAAAGTATGATCATCGCGGTTCAATCCAGAAAGGATGTCCTTATACGAATCTTCAGCCAATTTACAGGCTGATTTTAAGTTAAAACCCGCGGTAGTAATAATATAAACCAAAGGATTATCCCTTGCCCCCATCGCAGATTCTAATACTTCGCGCACGCTGTCATCTTTATGGGCGTGATATTCATCTACCAGGGCCACGGAAGGATTTAACCCATCCAAGGTCTTAGAATCCCCACCAAGGAAACGAAACACACCGGAAGTGTGTGAAAACCGGATTTCACGTTGTGTGTTCTTGAATCCCAAAGTGCGAAGAAGTATCGATTTATTAACAAATTCATAAGCCTGTTCCCAAAGCGTTTTTGCTTGTGCTTCTTTTGTTGCTCCCACATAAATTTCTGGTCCTTGCTCACCATCTAAACTTTGACAATACAATCCCAATCCCGCCAATTGTGTTGTTTTGCCGTTTTTACGCGCTACCGCTTCATATACGAAATTGATGCGGCGCAAACCGGTTTTGGCATTGATCCATGCGAAAATATTATATAAAGTGAATTGTTGATACGGCGAAAGTTCGAAAGGCGTTTTAGATTTTGCCATTGGGCCTTTGGTGTGCGTTAAAAACTTTGGGAAGAAATCAATCACAAACATGCCTTCTCGGTGGTCTAGGATGTAGCCATCATCTTCGGCAGCGGCGATCCAATCAAAGAAACGTTGGGCCGCTAATTTCACCCATTTGCCAGTAACTTCCTTGCCTGACAATACATCATTGGCGTATTGAAAAGGAACAGAAGCAAGCATTTGTGGTGTTGGTTTCATAATCAAAACCGATGTACACCGGTGTTTTTTGAGTTATGATTGCAAAACTAAGTGGGTGTTTTGTTTTGATTGGTTAAAGATTTTAACTTTAAAAGGAAACCCGCTGTGGTAGCGGGTTTTTAATTATATTCTTATCGCGTTAAGTGGTGAGTTTATTTTGCTGATGATATTGTTTGAAATCTGAACATAGCACATTGTCGTTTTTACATTGCTGTGGCCCGCTAACTTCTGGACCACATTAATATCACAACCGGCTTCGACTAAGTGGGTGAAGCTATTGTGCCGCATCTGATGTGTCCAAACTCGTTTGTTTATTCCGGCTTTCTTCCCTAATTGTTTGATCACCGCGCCCACACTTGTAGCTGTGTATTGATCACAATTTTGACCGCTTAAAATAAAAATCTTGGTTTGATACTCGTGATAATACTTTTCTAATAAAGGAACCAAAGAAGCGGCCAACATCACTTGCCGGTCTTTGTTCCCTTTGCCTTTTAAGATGTTGATGATCATCCTGGAACGATCAATATTTTCCCATTTTAAATTCAGCAATTCAGACACCCGCAAACCGCACGAATAAAGCAACGCCAATATCACTTTGTGTTTTAGATTTTCGCAAACATCGAACATCTTTTGCACTTCGGCTTGGGATAGGACAATAGGCAGCTTTTTGTCGGATCGCGGATATTCAATATTTTTAAATTTTAACGGCTGTTTCCCGGTGAATTTATAAAACAGTTTTACGGCAGAAATTCGATGTTTGCGGCCATTTATACTGTTTGCCAACAACAACCATTGTTTTATTTTTTGCTCTGAAATTTCCGAAGGTTTTGTGGCGATATTATTAAAATACTCTAAAAAACATTTTACCTGGCTGCAATAGTTTAAGATCGTGTTTTCGGCGTAGTTTTTCAACCTCAAATCTTCAGAATACATTTCAACATACTTTGTGATATTCATGGCGTTAAATTTTAAAAAGTTATTTCGGAATGAAGATAAGCAACATTTCCGAAATAACTTTAGTTAAGTATTGATTTTATTAGGTATTAATAGAAGTAAATACATATAGTAGTTAGCAAACAGTTTCAGAAACCCTTGTCGCTTCGATTATATATTCTTCCAAAAGTGATTGAGTTTTTGAAATATGGTATCTATCATTCCATTTAAAGCAATCAACTGTTTTTTCTTCTCCTTGAAATTGACATCTTACTTTATATTGATTTTCCTTGTCAAAACGGGCGTTAAATAATAAACAATCTTCATTTCTATTTTCAAGTCCGTGTTCCATTCCGTAACATCTATTTACCCAATCAAACAATTTTTTACGTTCATTTTCTGTCAAAGCATGATAATGTTTATTTATAACATCGTCCCAAAACATAGCTCTTGCAATTGGGCGTGGAGGAATACACGCTTCGACTAAAAAACTGAACTCAAAAAAATCAATATTAAACCGATTTGCTAACATCGGTTTTGACTTATTGCCGTTTTGGTTTTGAACGGAATTATTATTTTGTTCTTCAATCATTTGTCATTAATTTAAAGTTGGTCTTGTGTTTTATCGGCAACAAGACAAAGCCGAATACCGTTACAAGACATCATTTAACAGATTCAAAGCAAAAACTTCAAATACGTTCCCAACTCTATTTTTTGGGAAAAGTTGGTTAACAAAGTTTTCATTTTCTTTTTTGTATACTTCAAACATTCTTGACCGTTCTTTTTTTGAATGTTTTATATTAGCAATTCTATCACACAATTTTACAAAAGTTGCATATTCTACTTCTCTAATTCCATCGTAATACTTATCATTCGCTCTTTCTTTTCTATTCTTACCTTTTTCATTGGATAAAGCAAAAACAATTTCTGCAACTTTTGTATTTGATACTTCTTTCACATCATTGTAAGTTAGCCTACAATCTTCTATTGTATCGTGAAGCCAACAAGCTGACAAAACTATTTCTCTATCTTTTTCGGGAATTGTATTGATAAATTTATTCGCCACATCAACTACCATTTTTAAATGAAATGAGTAAGAATAAACGCCATATTTATGATTGACGTTATTGTGTGACCTAATTGCAAACTCTTTAATAAGTTCTAACATAATGTTTAGTATAATAACCGTCTTGTAACACTCGTTTTGTGCTATTACGGATTTGTTGGTTAATTCATGTTTATTTTGCCCGTAGGCGTTTATTTTTAGTTGAAAATTCTCGGTTCGCAAGTCCGTAACAGACACAAAGCGAGGGGACGTTGTCAAAAAGGCAATTCATTCAAACTTTTCACCCTTTTATACCCCACATTATAGCGTTGATTGTGCGAAGCATCAAATAAATACGTACAAATACCGGCATTGTTTAATTCAACAAAGTTTTCAAAGCGATCATCCACATAAATATCAATACCAGATGCTTTCGCCACTTCCACTTTGCTTTCACCAAGGCCAATGCTGTACACCGGCACAGCCGGAAATCCATTGTTGTGCAACCATTCTTCGGTCCAGGATGCCGGAATGCTGCGGCTTGTGATGTAGCAATGCGGTTCGAAAGGAATTTCGCTTGGTTTTATCTTTGCCGGGATCGACAACCAAAAATCTTTGTCATCCTTCAAAAGTTCAAACTTTGCGTTGATGTAGCGGTCGAAGTTCCATGCATCCGGCACATCTTGTTGGTGGTGCGCGGTCCAATGCTGCACCCACCCGGCCAACACTTCATCAATGTCCAATCCTATTTTCGGGCGTTTTAAATATTTATGTGTGCGGTTATCACCTTGCGGGTAAATTTTATAATATTCTGTTAGGAATCCCGCGTTGCACATTACGTGCGCCGTATGCAGCAATCCCGTTTCCTGGTCGTAATCTTCACCGGCTTCAAAAGCGGCGATGTGTCTTTTCATCGATGCCAATACGGTGGTCCACTTCATGCCCTTTTCCCAATTGCGTTCCGCATATTTGTTGGCTCCTAATGTCAACACCTTTGCATATTGATCTTGTGCAAATTGCGGGACCAGATCATGGCGCGTTTTTCCGTCGTTGTATCTTAATCCTTCCATGTTAACCGTTTTTAGATTTCATTAATTCTTCAAACAAAGATGTTTGTGCGGGATCTGTTGTGGATTTCAATTCTTTGTCAGACTTAGGATCTAATCCAAATATTTTAAATTGTTTCATCAGAATATCAATGGCATCGTTTCTCAATGTTACTACAACCGAAATATTTTGCGCGCCGGTTTTAAATGTCTGGATGTACCCGGTTCCAAATTCCTTTGCATTTTTCTTTTCTATTTCGCGGCAAGCGAATTCAAATTGCGACATTCCCACCGCGTACACTTCCAACGCATTCAAGTAGTGATCTTGCAATCGGTCCTTCTTCGCCAGAATGTTTCCCATGAACATGTAATGCTTTTTAGATTCTTTAGATAAATACATTGGCGGCCGCGGACATTTTACTAAACCTTCTTTATCTTTCCCAATTGATACAATTTTCAAACCCATAATCTTATTTTTTAAATGTTATTTTAAACCTAAACCCTTTAAAATCAGTTAACCCCCCCTTGTGTTTATATTCAAAAAGTAAAATTCCGACTAAACAGCGATGTCGGTGATGTTTATTCCTTTGGTGATTTTACCCCATACCCCCTTGATTCATGTGAGGACTTGACATTGTGGCATCGTTCGCATAGGCTCTGGAAGTTGTCATGGTCCAACGGTGCGCCGCCCGCCTTGATTGGTACGATGTGATCCACTACTTTGGCAGCAGTCACGATGCCCGCATTTTCACAATGAACACACAACGGATGCTTCAATCGATAGGCTTTGCGCGCCTTTCTCCATGGCCATGAATTATAAAAGGCATCTTGTTTTTCTTCCCTTCCGAATGCGACCTTCTCCGGCACCCACGATCGGTTCACTTTGTTTGGTTTGTTTGCCATAATTAAAAAGCTATATCATTATCATTTTCGAATGCTTCAACAGGCGTGATCAAACGCAATGGCGGTTCGCTGTAGGTTGTATCATCGCTCATGTCATCAGCATCTTCGACATCCACAAACTTTGTTTTATCACCCACCCATTTTAAGTATACCGTGCCGGTTGATCCACCGCGATACTTTGCCAACACTATTTCAGTATTCGCCCCCAGATCCAATAGGTTTTGCAACGTGTAATCATTATCATCGTTATCCATTGGCAAGTTGTAGTATTCCGGTCTATAGATGAACTCTACAATGTCGGCATCTTGTTCAATCGATCCACAGTCTTTAATATCAGACAGATGCGGGCATTTGTTGTTTCCGTTTCGTTTCTCGCACTCTCTATTAACTTGAGCCAACACAATCACCGGAATGTCCAATTCCTTTGCTAACTTCTTCAATCTTCTTGATATGGATGACAATTCATTTTCTCGACTTCCTTTCATCGTTCTATCACCCATTAATTGTATGTAATCTATAATCAACAACTTAATGTCAAATTTGCGCTTCCATAGCTTTGCAGTGATAATCACATCGGTGATGTCAGCATTACCGCTATCATCGATATACAAAGGATAATCCTTCATTCTGTTCGTGTGTGCTGATAACGTTGTGAAGTATTCCGGCTTTTCAAAGCCACTTTTAATCAATTGTTTTAGATGAAAGTTAGTATCAATCGACACCGCGCGCGCCGTTAATTGATGCATCGACATTTCAAGCGATATAAACCCAACACCTTGCATTTGTTTGGCGTTAGCTATAGCAGTCTTTAAAACCTTAGATGTCTTACCCATTCCGGGCCGTGCTGCCACAATAACCAGATCTTGATTCCTATATCCACCCGTGTATTTATTTAACCGCTGAAAGCCTGTATCAACACCAACCATTTTCACTTCATCTTTGTTAGCGGTCAAAAGTTCCACAGATCGTTTCAATTCTTCCAAGGCTGTAGGAAATGACATTGTGGTTCTTCCCGTTTGCGTATAATCGATCACGTTGTCGATTTCTTTCTGCCAACGTGCTATCACCTCAAAGATGTCGTTTTCGTCGCTCTGCGCTAATCCTATGACCTGTGACGAGAAGTTTATAATCATTCGTGCGATGAATTTTTGCAGAATAATCCTTGCATGGTATTCTGAATGCGCTGAAGATGCTATTTTTTGTGTTAAATCAATTAAAGCCATATCACCACCGGATTGATCATACAAAGACAATTTGCGTAGTTCAGCCGATACGGTCAACATGTCAATTGGATCACCCGCAGCATACAAAGATTGAATTGCCTTGAATATGCATTTGTTTGATTCTTTATAAAAAGTGTCCGGACTTCTTACAATCGCCATCACACCATCCAAGCCTTTGCTGTCAATCAACATCGCCCCCAACACCGCTTCTTCCATTTGAACGCTATGCGGCATCACGTTTTGTTTATTTATAGTATTTTGCATTTATATGATGTTTTTTGGATTTGGTGACACATAATCTATTTTTGCTGCGGCTTGTTTCTTTTTTAACTCACCAGGCAACCAACGTGCAAAATGGCTACACAAATCTTTCTTGTTGTACTTCACATCCATTTCGCCTTTTAACTTTGTATTGAAGTTTTTTAACCATTCCAAAACAACCGCAGATGTGATCCTATTTTGCATTGCTATAATATTTAACCATTCTTCATTTGTTTCTACTTCTTGAATAATTAAATCATTTTTATTTGGCTCTGCCTTAATAGGTTTCTCTGGTATATGGTATATGGTAATAGGTTTATTTATACTACTTTCGCTTTCAATACTGCTTTCAATACTGCTTTGCACTTGCTTTGCACCATGCCTTAGTCTTGCTCTGTCCAATGCTTTGGTTGTTGGTTCGGTAAAATTTACTAGAGCGACTTTATTTGCTGAATGTTGGTTTCTTGATCTTTCAATCATTTCTATAAAACCAAAATCAACTAAATCGTTTAAGGCTCTGCCATATGTTTTATAGGTTCGAATCCCCAATGCTTCCATTGCCATTCCTGTTGGCAAATTAAACTTCTCTTTCCATCCAAGGCGGTTGCAATGTTCCACCGCGAAGCAGAACAAAGCACAATGCGCTGGTGTTATCTTCTCCGGATTCACAAATGCCCAATCCCAGAAGTCACGCATTAATTTAAAGTAATCCATCCGAACGCATTTTAACCATCTTTACATTGCACCCAACCATTTGCGCTTTACAAATAGAATTCGACACCGCCACCATTGCTTTTGCTTTTTCCAATTGCATGTCTGTTGGCCCTTTTGCCAATTCATTAAACAACCCCATTAAGCTATTCGACACTTTGTCCATCATTTCTTCTGGTTCCATTACAGTGGCTTCATGCGATGCTTCTCTTACTGCCATTTGGCTTTGTTTTTCAGCCAATACCGTTTTTTGAACATAAGTCGACACTGTCGCTTCCTTTTCTTGCTTGCGTCGCTCTATTTCTGCAAATTCTTCTTTGGTGATCACTTCTATACTTTCCAAAAAAGAATCTAATTGAGAAGGCAAAAAAGCGAACGTGCGTTGTTTTGTGGTTATCACTGCTTTTTGATTAATAATCTTAACTTTTAATACATCATATCTAATGTTTCCAAATTTGAATGATGTTCCGATTAATGCGTTTAATTTACTTTGCATGGTGTTTTTGTATTTGTTGGTTCAATTTTAAATTTGTTCTTTTCAATTCTATTATTTTAGGGAAATCACTTTTCACTTTTTCGACCATTTCCGGATCTTTTACCTTTAAAAACTTTTTGACAATCGCATTATCACACAATCGGTTTCTTTGCATATTTTCAGACTTGGTGATCAATTCAAGGTTATCCAATGCATAATTCATTTTATCACCATCCTTCATCACCAGAATCATTTTTTTTGGTATTGGTCCAAAAGCGTTTTCAAACAAAATCCGATGCTTAAATTCAAAGTTGATGCTATTCACTAATCCTTTTTCATGCCTTACTTTTACTTCTACATAACCATCTTTCGAAATCCGTTCCGTTCCTATCGGCACTGTATTATGTGGATCTTGACCGGCTTTGAATCGGTTTTGCTTGGCTCTTTCATATGCTTCCGGCGTTAAATAATCCTTTTGTTTCAATCCTTTATTCCATCCAGGATGAAACTTTTGCAAGCGCGTTTCCATCCCTTGTATTCCATTCAGCCTTCCGGAGAAAGCACTATTAAAAAAATCATCACTTTTTTTCAATCCTAAAGAATGCGATTTCCACTTCAAAGATGGAAGCGTTCGCCCCATTAAAACCGCCAAATCCCTGTTGATCATGCTTGGATATTTTTCTCTTAAAAAAGCCAATTCTTGTGGTGTCCAATTGTTCTTCATAATAATTTCATTTTTTTCGTGCGGGATATGGATTCGAACCATTTAAACCCGATTGAAAGCACGAAATACCAAATCTTCCTTTCAACCTGCTTACCGCTTAATCCAGCCTATAATGTATTGTAAGGAAATCAAAGAAAACCTTTAGGCATTTTTAACTATTTCATATTTAATGGTTTTAAATTGTTATTTTTTTTATAATATTAAAAATCGTATTTTCAAATTTTCGACACCTAATCATTTGGCCCTCAATTTGTGAAACCGCCGTTGGCACATACAATGGCGGCATTTGGTATTTCCGCCCCAAGGTGCGCCCGTTGTAGCCGTGTAATGTCACTAACAGATAAACAACCACTTTTTTAGCCTGTGTGTCGCGCTGCCCTACTATTTCCATAATGTCGCATTGTAATTCACGACACACCGCATTTTCAACGGTTTTTGCTACTTCAATTTCAAAAGTGATTGCATCCATTATTTTAGTTTTTTGAGTTACAAGTACATTTCGAACAATAACAACAACCGGCCGCAACGGTGTAATTAACACCAGGCGTCGCCTTTTTACAATGGATTTTCCAAAACCCCACCACCATTCCTAAAGCAAACCACAGTATTGATAAAACAAGCAACACACAAATACCTGCAGCCATGACATAAAAAAGATTCATTATTAAATTTACCATTTGTTTATTTTTTTGATATTATTAAAATTTATTCTACGCTCTTTTTGAATTCTTTTAGTATACTTCCGGTCCTTCACGTATTGCAAAATTCCCGCAATTACTATCAAAACCATCGAAACATCGGCAAAAAGCAACATCCCAATAACCAAATCCATCACACGCATCTTCCACACATTTTACAGATTTCCACAATGTCAAAAAACGCTTCTGGATCGCACACGCGATGCATTTCACAAATCGCCATTTCCGCGCCTTCCACATCCATTTCGTTGATGCGCTGTTGGTCGTCTTGGTTAATTAAATCACTATTATTCAGCATAACCAAGTCTTTTAATAGTTGATGTTAAAATAAAAATTCGATTCTTTCCGGTAGATTCTTTGAAGTATTCCGTTGGTTTTATCTTTCCATTTTCAATCCAATCAATCAGCGTTTTCGTTACTTTTATTGGGAAGAAATTTGCATCCACAATTTCTTTCAAGGAAATCGCTTTGCGGCGCATTAATCGTTGGCGTTTCATAGCTGCGTTGGCTTCAAATTCAGTCGCAGAAACAATCAAAAGATTGTTGGCTTTCAACATAGCCATGAAATCATTGGCGTTGATATACGTATCGGCTGCCATTATCCTTTTGGGTTACAATTAACACCACCAAAAAAGAATTTTGAAACTGCATCATAAATTGTATTAAATATTTTCATTTGATTGGGATTTATTAGTTGTATAAATAGTTTTGTTTTAATTATTCGCATTTCAATTTTTCAGACACATCCAAAAGCGCATCAGCAATGTCATTATCGAAGATTCGAAAATGCCAAAATTGCCACAAACGCGCTTCACTAATTGTTGGGTAATAATTTAAAACAATGGCTTTGACCGCATCAAAATTCATAAATCCACGCTGCATAAAAAGCAGTAAAACACCAGATGATTTATGGACCGTTTCAAATCGGTTTTTGTTTTGCACCTCTCTTGGTTTCAGTTTTTGTTTAGACTTCATGTTGTATGTTGTATTTATTTGCATAATTAAAGTGTTGTATTTTTTTTACAAACCTACAAAATTTAATTTGTTATTACCAAACTATTTAGGTAATAATTTCAAATTATACATAACAAATTACATAATTTATTTATAAAGTCCTTTAAACACAACAAGTTACAATGAATAAAAAATGGTTAATATTTTATTATTATATAATTTTTAATTATATTTGATATGTAATTATGTGTATAAATACATAATTAATTTAGTTTTTTACCAAAATTAATACCACATAAAATTTTAAAAAAAACGAAAATCATGTATAACCTAAGCAAAAAAGAAAAAATGGCTGTGATAATGGATTTGTTTGAAAAAACAGGCATTACGGCTTATGAATCAGCACAAAACACCACGTTAAGCGAAGTAGGAATTCAAAAAATATTAAAAAAAGAAGTGAAATCACCGCACGAATCAACGTTAAATGAACTATTATTATTTTTCGAAAAAAGACAAAAAGACAGCCGTATTGATGAAGTATTTGCCACGATCGCACCCAAAACAAAAGCCATTAGCGATGAAAGCAAAAGTGAATTGTACGAAAAAATCATTAGATTAATGGAAGCAAACAACCTATTGTTGGCGCAAAATTTACGTTTCAAACTATTAATGGACAGAAACAAAGTGAAGTATTAATGAAATAAAACTACTGTTATGAAGAAGTTAATTATAATTTTGGCGTTGATCAGTTTTCAAAGCCACGCACAAACCCCAGAAGGAATCCCGGATGCTTTTCGATTAGCAAACAAAAATATAATTTGGGAAGTAGTTTTCGAATTAAAAGAAGGAGAAACAATCGAAGGTCTAAAAAACAACCTTAAATTAAAATTTAATGATGAAGGATTTGGCACCGCCGAAGAATTACAATTGGACTGTAAAGGCGTTAATATGTGGCTCAAAGGGAATTTTAAAACGAATTATAAAATAGAAACCAAAGACAATCGCTACCGCGTCACGGCATCAAATTTCATTTTTGAAGATACAATGGAAATCAATTTTGGATCAGTAAGGACCGCCGCAAAAACCACACCTTTGGAATTTTATGAACTCAAAGACAGCAACGGAACCATCCGGCCAAACAATCAAACCCAACGCGACATGCAATGCCTGGATCATCAATTGCGCCAATTATTCACCATCATTCCCGCCCCCAATCAAAATTGGTAATCCCGCAATAATATCAAACAAAGCCTTATCACGGATCACTTCGGGATATTTATCTTTATAGTAATTATCCACATCATCGCGTTCATGCCCCATCAATTCCCGAATCACATCCGTTTCAATCATTAGATTTTTAGCAATGTTAGCAAAAGTATGGCGCGCCACTTTTGCGCCAATATTCCCACCATCAGGCCGCAATTCCATTTCGATTTTTTCTTGTACATAAATCAACCCACGTTGAAAAGTACGCCTAAATGTTTCATACGCCGCCTTTTCTTTGGCCCAACCAAACAACCATTCACCATCACATTTGTACTTATCGATCAACACTTGCGCTTTTAGGTGTATTTTCAAATCAATTCGGTTTCCGGTGTTGGTCTTGGTTCGTTCAAAAATCACCCTTCCACGGCGCAATTGTGCATTCTTTAAATAATACAAATCAATCAAATCGCAACCGCCAAAATAGAATTGCAACAAAAACAAGTCAACATATTTTTGCTTTTGGGATTTCAAATCCAGTTTTTCCAAAATTTCAATTTGCTTTTTGTCTAAATACTTTTTCTTATTGTCGAAAGATCGTTGTTTTAAATTAGCAAAAACACCTTCAAATGGCTTCGAATTAAACAATTTGTGATGCAACACCCCTTTGTTGTAAATAGAACGCACCGTGCGAAGATATAGATGCACAGTCGATTTGCTGTTGCCAATTCCCAATTGATAATTCCGGAACGCCATCAAATTTTTATACTCTAAACCATCCAAAGCCACATTTCGCACGAAATTTTCAAATTGCTTGTTCACGTTCTCATAAACCCGCAGATTTCCCAAGACTTTATTTTGTGATTTCAAGTCCTTGTTTTTTCCATAACCATTAGCTAATGTTTTCATTTCGGAAATCAATTGCGCAGCATAATCATTAAACAACACCGCGCCGGCTTCTTCTTTGAATAGTTCTACAAAGGCTTTTTCGACATCCACAACGCCTTGCAAAATCATTTTTTTAGCCTTAATTTTCAAATCCATTATAATAGGCAGCAGCAAATCAAAATCCGGATGATCCGGATCAATCAATTTTCTTTTTTTATCCCAATGATCCAGGTGACAATGACAAATTGTCTTTTGTTTTCTTTTATTTTGGTGTGCCACTTCTAAAACTACCATAAATCCTTCGGCGGTTTCTTTTTTAGTTTTCAGAATTTTGAAGTCTATTTTCATTTTTTACCTTTATTTAATCCGTGATAAATCCGTGATTTACTCTTAAAAAGTGGCGATTTGTGGAAACAAAGGTAATAATAAAAACTATATGAAAACAAAAAACCCACTGATATCAGTGGGTTTGGTTGTGAAGGCAGAAGGATTCGAACCTTCGACCGCCTGCTTAGAAGATAGCAGTCAAAAACGCTAAAATCCTATATTTTACAGTACTTAACAAGATGTTTACTTATTGTTAGCCGTGATTTATCCGTGATGAAATAAAAAAAGGCCAGACACCACACCCGACCTTTTAACCAACTAACCAAAATTAAACCCCCAAAATGTTCCTACTATATTTTAAAATTATTCCTTTTTCGACCACAAAAACCACAAAACCAACAATACAACAAACACAAATAAATACATAAAATAACCGCCTTTTCGATCCACAACAACAGCTTTTGCCTTGGTTGATTGCGCTTCTTTTTTAGTGGCAACCACTTTTTTTGCCGTTTCTTTATGATCAACGATGTCCAGGTTGGCAGTTTCATTTGTTTTTTTGTTGTTTTGTTGTGTTGTTTTTTTAGTGGTTATTTTCACGTTAAACAATTGCCGGACCACACCCCGTTCATCAATCCATTTTGCCGCTTTTGCGGGATCAATTGGTTCAACAATGTATTCTTCTGTGATGGATTGGTTTTGATCATCCACAACAACCGCTTTCGATTCCTTGATGTTGGTTTGTTGCTTGGTTTGTTCTGTAGATTGTGCTTTTTCTTCTGTTTTTGCTGCGGCTTCACTTTTGTTGCGGTTCACTTTTCGCGCGCCGCAGCCACTTAAAACCAACAAAGCCACCACCGCAATCACTACCGATGCAATCAAAGAAAATAATCCTTTATTTAATTGTAATTTCATAATTAAAAAATATGTGTTATTCTGGCAATTTGGCCGTGTTCTTTACTGTGCAAAAATGCTTCAATTGCCTTTGGCGCATGTTCAAAACCTTTGCGGTGGTGCCAACTATCCGTGCCGCTTAATGATCTTAAACCTTCGATAGTCACTCCCACCATGTCTTTTGACCATTTGTGATGTAAATGATGTACATAAACATAGCGATGTCTAGTCCTTGACCATTCCATTGGATATTCTTGCGCCATTAACAACGGCAATAAATCCATCTTTGCGCCATCGCCGTGACTTGTACCCACCAAACTACTGTGGTACTCAAAAGCCTTTCGATGTGATATAGAACAATTGAAAGTGATGTTTTTACAGTTTCTAAAGTAAGTTTCCACCACTTGCGCCAAAAAGAATCCGTTGGTATAATCGTGATTTGATGGATTGAAATCAAAATGAACATCAGCCACCGTGATCAATATTTCCAAAACATCAATATACAATTGTTTAGCAATCAAAAAATTTGAATGCCACATGCCATCCGTATCTTGATTGGTTCCAGATGTTGTGGTTCTTCCTGGATTATCAATATGTAAAATATCATTTCCACCAATAAACAAAATTTGATCTATCTTAAAACTCGATACCTTTTGCAAAATTCCCTTCACACCTTCCAGAACGCGTTGCACGGCAATTTGATTGTTGTAATCTTCACCCACTTCAAAGGCGCTGCATAATTTACCAATATGCACATCAGCCGGATCGATTACCAATAAATAAGAATCAGAATCTTTAATGCGTTTTATCTTCGGGAATTTTGGCGAATACTGCTGCAAATCAGCGATTAATTGTTCCCGTAATTGCGATACCGCCACCACATCTTTTGGAACAAACAATGGATTAGTCACCCGCACCGATTCGGTTTTTGTTTTCAACCAAAGCATTGGCGCATGTTCTACATTTACACCCACATTTTCACAAGCCGCATGGATGCCTGTATTTTCGTTTTCACACGTTTTTTTTAGTCTGTCAACATAATCACCCAACGCTTTAATCAATGGATTCTTACGCTGCGATTGCTTTGTTTTTAATAACTTCTGCGCGATTGCGACCCCGCCCAATGATGTTGTTTGAATTAATTTTTCAATCTGATCATCATAAACATTCCATTTTGATTTCATTTTTAAGTGTATTACTTAATAAATCAACCGTTTTTTTCGGCTTCGGTTTTCGCCGTTATTACATCGCGAATCACGCAACAATCTTCATACATTTCCCAATTTTCAAAAACTTTCAAACACTTTTGCAAGGCCTTCACGCTGCCCCCTTCCACCCACACATAAAATTCAAATTCAGAATTAAAACGCTTTCGAACCGCTAGCGGATCAATAATGTTGTTGTGTGTTGGAAATAGATTTGAAAGATCCATATCGTTATTTTTTACGCTTCATTTTTTGAAATAAAACCATTGGCATTCACCTGGATCACGCGCACATCTTTTGGCTGTGCTATCTTCCACGGCGTTCTTCTTATACCCGAACACCGGATTTTTTCAATCCGGGTGATGTTCACCATATTGGATTGATTCCCGCCTAAAACATGATAACAAGCAGCGTCTTCACCGACATAGATTCCCACATGACCGCCGCCATTGCGCTTGAATGTCAGTAGATCGCCCAACATCGCCACAGATTGTTTGGTACCAAATTTATTCCAATTCAATGCCCACAAACTTTCCCTTGCGGTGAAAGGAATATTTAACCGCGCTTTTTTGCATACATAAGCGATGAACAAACCACACCAGGCGATTTCATCATTGTTGTATATTTTTTCAATTCCCAATTCCTTTGCCCATCCCAAAATCACTTTTGAATGGATGTTTCCCACTATTTCTTTGGTGCCAATTAGTTTCCTTGCTTGGATCAATATTTGTGGCCCGGTGGCTGTTTTTAAATAATCGTAATTCATTACTTTGTTTTTTTAAAATCTACTATACTGTCTTTTATTTCATTTGCTCTACCTAATGCTTTTTTAAATAATGACCAAACGTCTAATCCTGTGGCTTTCTCAAAATTCTCTTTTATCGAAACGCTTTCGATAAAAATTAAAAGTATCGCACAAACTTTTGTAGCAAAAAATGAAATAGAGAACCACTTTTCAAAAAACTCCGAAAGAATAAAAAAGTCAATTACATATAAAAACACAATACATAACTCATACAATAGCATTTTAGAAATGATGTTGCTCAACGTGCGGCTGTTGATAAAATACCAACCCTTAACTCTGACGGCTCGATAAATCCCAAACAATGTATCTAAGGCTATTGCTGCGCCCACCGCTATCAACAACCCCATGATAGGACTGAAAAACAAGCAGGTAGCTGTTAAAA